TGCTTCAGCTGCGGCCCGTGCATCTCTTTCCTTCTGACCTGTCACATTAGCGATTCGTGCGATGTTAGCCTGATTGACTTGGTTCTTCAGCTGCTTAACGGCGGAGTGTAACTCACCAGCATGCGTCAGCTTACCTGACTTAGCCAGATCAGTGAGTCTCTTATGGTCATTCTCAAAGATCGCCACAGCTTCTGGAGTCATGCTGTTGCCTAGCTCTTCAATCGTCGTACCTAACACACCGAGGGTGGTGATGTCGGCGGCTATCTTATCATCGGCGGTTGCGTACTCTTCGTCTAGCCTGTGAAACTCTACGATCTGCTTCTGTACTGCCATAGCCTGCGGAGTACCCAGCTTCTCAACTGCATCATTCACAGCAGTGACGCCACCTTCCTTGTAGACATTGATAAGATTATTAGCTGCTGCTTCGTCTGCTTGAGCCTTAGCGGTGATCTTCATCGTCTCCGTCTTAGCCTTCTGCTCCAGCTGGTTGTTGTACTCCTCCCGTATAGCAGGATCATCAAGCTGCTTATCCACCCACTGCGATAACACTTCCCTACCGGAGCCTTGGAACTCACTGTTAGGATCAGCCAAGCGCTCTTGATAGTCGATCAGGCCCGTGACTTTCTTGGTAGCTGCTACCTGTTGCGTCCTCTCAAGCCCGCCTTCTGCTCTTCCTTGCGCTCCTTGAACCAAGCGATACTGCTCGTAATCAGAGCCTTTGACGGCTTGTAGTTCTGCCTTCGCCCGCTGGTAAGAAGGAGCATCGCCAGCAACTTCCGCCGTAGCCATCTGCTCTTCCAGTCCCTGCACCTTCTTTACGAAGTCTTCCTCTTTCTTAGCTGCGGCTTCCTTCGTTAGCTTGGTGCTAAGGTCTGATGCCTGCTCCCTGTAAGCTTTCGCCTCATCAGGTCTACCATTCCGCTCAGCCCACATGGCTAGATTCATGAAGGAGTTGGGGTCGGTGTTGTCTGCCTCAGGTTTGAAGGCGTTGCGTAGGTTATCACCCATCGCTTCGCCCGCACTCTTACCATTGATCTGGTAGCCTGACCCTAACGTGTTAGAGATCTGCCCCAGCATGCCTGTTAAATTTACTGACTGGTCACTGCCTGCCATAATCCCTTCTCCTAATTAAAACGGACTGTATTTGTCCCAGAGGTTGTCAAGGCCCTTGCCCATCGCACCAGAGTTGTCCATGATGCTATCGAACATGTTACCGTACAGCTCTGTAGCTGCCTTCTGGGCGTTGATGTCTGCTTGTATACCACCGAGTCCAAGCTGTGCTCCGTAGCCTGCGCCTGTGAATGCACCAGACTGTGACATACCTGCGTTCCCCTGAGCTATCTGCATTGCCTGCATCTGCTGGTTCAATGGCATGAAGCTGTTCTGGTACTGCATGTTTGCCTGATTGGCTTGGCTTTGGCCTATCTGGTTAAGTAAGCTAGCGCCTGACTGATTGAGCTGTCCTTGGCCTTGACCTAGCTGACCCATAGCTCCAGCTGCTGCTTGACCTAGCTGTGCGTTCTGTGCCCCGAGCTGGCCCATCTGTGATCCGAGCTGACCCTGCATACCTGCTGCTGACATACCCTGCTGTCCGAACATGCCAGACATCTGCGCTTGGTTCATCATCTCCTGCTGGCCTTGGCTCATAGCTTGGAAGGCTGCTTGGTTCTGTGCGCCTGCCTGTGCCTTAGCCATAGCTGCGTCTTCTGCTGTGCCGCCGAACTGGCTGCCGCGTACTCCGCTACGTCCCTGAGCAAACTCCTGAGACTGCTGACTAGCTCTAGCCTGATCCAATCCGGGCTGCTGCATAGCCATTGCGCTGTTGTATATCTCCTGCTCACGTCCAGCCCTGTCGCCCATAGCGTTCGTCATGGCCTGCTGTGAGGCATTAAGCATACCGCTCTGCTGTCCAGCCAAGCCGTTCATGCCTGCTTGCTGTGCGCTCATAGCGTCGCCGTAGGCTCCGTTGTTGGCGTTAGCTTGCAGTCCAGTCATAGCTTGATTGTACGCGGGGTTGCCGCCTTGAGCCGCTAAGGCTGCGTTCGCCATGTTGGTAGCTGCGCTGCCGAACTGAGTGTCAGCGGCGTTGAGCATATCTGTGTTTTTATCTACGCCGAAGTCTGTGCTACCGTCTGCGTTTACTGAAGCTGTACCGTGGCCTGTCGTTACGCCATAGCCGTTGAACTTAGTGTCTTCAGCTAGCTGACCTGCCAGCGTACCCATTTGAGTCTGAGCCTCAGCTCCGGTCTGGCCTAGGTTAGAAGCCATTGCGGTGCCTAGAGCAACACTCCCTGCCCCAGCGACTGAGGGCATGATGCTTTCAAAGAACCCCATATCAGAAATGCCTGTCATTAGTTGATCCTCCCAATCAGAGATTGAATATTAATTTGCTGTAGTGAGCAGCGGCTGTTGTTGATGGAAGCTGTGAACTTAATCAATACGTTCTCCCCGCTCCCGTCTGCGTTTAGCTTGTAGCTGCGTATCACTGTAGTCCCTGATCCGTAGGTGGCGTCGTCGCCGTACTGGAAGTCAGTGCTGTTGTAGTAGCTAGGATCTCCACCAAGTAACCGAAAGTACCCAGCCTTCTCGTAAGGGCGGATGCCTGCATATTCCCATGATCCTTTAGCCTGTGACTCTGCTGCTCCAGACACTACCGTGTAGTCAATCTGCTTCACCATCTTAGTACGCACCGGATCACCGAAGGACAGTGCTGGAGACGTGTAGTTGAAGTTGTAAGGCTGCGTGTAGAAATCCACAAGCCCGTCGTATGACAGTAATATGTCCGTCTTGGTAGACCCGAGAAGAAGAAGCTCTTCCGTATCTATGTACAACCCACAAGCAATAGGAGCAGCAGGCCAGCGCGTGACCCTGTAGCTTCCATCTTGCATGGGCTGTCGTGTATCAAAGCACCACACATCGTCATCCCCGCTCACGATCATCAGCACGAAAGACTGCGTAGGATCGTAGGTGAGTTTGATTGTGGCACCAGTGGAGAAGGCGTTAGAGATCACTCGCTGTACCTGAGTCCTCACTGTACGCGACAGATCCCCTAAGGCAGCTGACTGCTCCTGTATCGTACGTCCTAGGCTACGTAAGCCTGTGTCGTCTACGAACAGCAGATCCCTACCATCGGAGGCTAGTGCCTGTGCGTTAACCATTCCTATGTTGTTGACTGTATCCGCAAGGTAGATACCACCCTGCGCTGCTGGATCACCCTGAGGGTTTCCGTATACCAGCAAGCTGTTGCGTCCGAAGACCACCAGCATGTTGTTGTGTCCTACGATGTCTACGATAGTATCACGCCCGCTAGGCCATGACTCGTATACGTCGATGAGGCCGCCTGTATTCAGCGGCTCAGCTGGAACTGCTGACCCATCGTACCACCAGAAGGGATTGTTCAATGAGCTGTAGTGTATGCTCTCTTCCCCTAGGTTGCCGCCAGACAGCCACAGACGCCCGTAGGCAGCCGTTCCTGTCGTGGGGTTAAAGGTACCAGTGAGTAGCGGAGAAGCTTCCTGTGGCTCGATCCATGACGGATGATCGGATACTCTGGAGAGTACTCCGTCGAATATGTACATCATCTCATCGCCTGTCAGGATGATCCCGTAGCTGGCGAAGTCGATGAACTGTACTGTATCCGCATCAGCGATGGAGATGCCCGCAGGTAGTGTTAGCTCTGTAGCTGCTGGGTTAGCGTTGAGGGAGGTGATCTCCCATATCTTGTTTCCGTTAACTCCCGTAACTGCTGCTAAGTACCGCACCACACCATTGTCCACGACACGGCCCAAGCTTCGGACGGCCATAGTTGCATCAGGTGACGAGGCAAGGAAAGGCGTAAAGCCCTTCCGCGCTCCCAGCCTACCGAACGAATCAATCACAGCATTGTCTGCCTCTAAGGCATACCGTTGATCCATGTCAATAGGTGCGTCCTCAAGGTTCAAGCCCCAGAAGCCGGGAGCAGAGATTGTGACATTCTGCTGTGGATTAGCCATTATGAGTACCAGTTATATTCGAGTGTGTTGAGCGCCGCGTCTTGTGCAATGGCGTCCTTTAAGTATTGACTAGACATACCGAAGATCTCAGCAGCTGTCTGACCGCCTACTTCACCACGCTCACGCGCAGCCAAGGCATAGGCCAAGTAGATCACAGGCTTGCTGGGTACGAGGATGGGGTCTGAGTCCAGCGCTAGGTCTGGAGTCTTCTTGTATCCCCACACGTCTACATCGTAGTCAGCGTCTGGCGCTGGATGCACACGTATCTTCACGTCGTTAGCTGCCGTTACACCATTGATGGCGTAGTAGCGTGGGCGTCCACCCGTCAAGCCTACAGAGCCATACTGCATACGGCGTAGGTCAGGGTTAGTCACTGCCTCTAGTTCTGTACCGTCGCTGCCGTAGATGTTATCTACCAATGGCAAGCTGCCGCTACCTGTCAAGCTGAACTCCTTCTCCCCTGAGCTGATCGTCTCCGACCACTCATGGCGTAGTGAGTTCCAGTTGTGTGCGTCCTCCACAGAACGCTTAGCATCGTTGACATACTCTTGTACGATGTCAGACACTACGTCTCCCTGAACTACAGAGACAATCTCAGGCTCCCGGAGGAGCCGTAGTACGCGGTTTACTGCGCTAAGATAGTCCATTAAACATTCCTTTTACTTTAGCCAGAGTAGGTGCGTACCTACTTAGCTCTGGTTTATTGACGTTAGTGTATGAGAAGAGTTCAGACCACTGATTAGGATTGCTAGTGCCGTCGCCGCCGTTACCGCCGGGGCCTTCACCGCCGGGGCCTTCACCGCCGGGGCCGACGTCAATACCGGGATCACCAGTTTCTTCCTCGTCGTCGCCGGGGCCTGTCTCCGTAGAGTCATCGCCGTCTTCGTTATCACCGTCTTCGCCGATGGTAGATTCCTCACCTGAGTTATCACCGTCCTCGTCACCGTCCTCAGTACCTGTCTCGGTGGTGTCGCCTCCTTGTCCGCTGAGCGATCCTAAGATTCCCCCAAGCAAACCTGTTACTTGGTCTGTTCGGTGCGTAGGGTTAGAAGTACCCGTCTCGACAACAACCTCACCATCGGAATCTACTACCTCACTATCAGTCGTCTCCTCGGTTGTCTCCTCAGTTGTCTCCTCAGAAGTCTCCTCGGTGCTGGGGTTAGGATCGGTAGTGTCGTTAGTGCTGTCGTTGTTGGTTAAGAGAGGATTATCAACAGTTGCATCTTCGGTTGAATCGACAACCTCTTCATCAACATTAGTGTTTTCCTCGTACGGGTTCTCGTTAGGGCTGCCATTGTCTCCAGAGTCTCCATCATTGCCTGTGAGGTTCTCGTCTGTGCTATCTACTGGGTCTGAAGGATTGTTTTCTTCTACCTGTTCCTCAAAAGGATTCTCAACAGTAGGCTCGGTTGGGCCGTCTGTTACATTGATGTTAGTGCCTGATGTGTCATCTGGAGTTTCCCAGATAGAATCAACAGTGGTTCCGTCGGTTATGTTCCAGATGCCGTCGTTGCCGCCTATTATAGGATTACCTTCAGAGTCTGTAATCAAACCTTCATAGTCTACACCAGTAGAGATAACTACCTGATCGCCGCTGACGTTGACGCCGAATCCCTCGCCCTTCATGTAGGCTTCGAACTGTTCCACCGAGTCGAACTTCTGCATGATTCGCGCAAGCTCTGTCTTAGACATGGAAGTCATGCCGTCAGCACCACGAGTTTGAAACAAGTCGTCAAGCAACTCAGGCCCGCTCAGCTGGTCGTATTGCTGCTGAGTCATCTCAAAAGGATTGCTGATAGACTCTCCGCCAGTGGTGCCGTTTATGTCGTTCATGTAGTCGCCGATCTTATCAGACACTTCGCCGTCAGCATTAACCCACTGATTTATCTCAGCGTCATAGCTGCCTAATCGGTTGCCGCTTCCATCCCATACCTCATCAAAGCGACCATCACCGTCTACGTCAACTAAAAGCTGCCCTCCGACGGCTGTACCTAATTCAACACCGTAGATTAATTCTCCAGTTTCTTTGTGCTTGTAGGTATTATCGCCTGCGTAGTTGTAGTCGGCAGCGTTGTGTACCTGTCCGTTCTCATCGAGGTAATACCGTCCGCCGTCCACTATCTCCGTAGGAGTAGGAGCCACATAAGTAGGTACGTACTCACCCGTGGACTCCACGAACTCTAGATCGTTAGCGTTCAGCACACCGTCACCGTCTACGTCGAGGTCAGACATGTTGCCTATCGAATCACCGTCGTAGTTAAACACCTCGCCGTCAGCGTTCTGCATTAAGCCTTCGCCGATGGTGGTGTAGTTAGGATTGAGGAAGGGGTCTTTCACGTCAGCGTCAATGAACGCCTGACTGATCTCTTCGTCCTGAGCTAGCCACGCATCGAACTCATCCTCTGGGGTTCCAGCGGCTAAGGCTGCTTCCTTGGCCTCCTGTACCATGCCGTTGATCTGCTCACCCATGCCTGCGTTTACAGCCGCAGTAAGGGCCTGACCTAAGTCAACCTCTCCAGTAGTAACCATCTGCTTAACTAAGTCTAAGCCGCCAGCCTGTATAGCTGCGTCTACTAAAGGCATCCCGGTAGATACTAAGTCGTTCACTTGCGTCAGTACGCCTTTGACTTTATCCGTAACACCGCTAACCATGTCGCCTAGCTCACTGTCTCCCAGTATCCCGCCGATGCCTGCTTCTTCAAAGTAGCCACCTGCTGCCGAGATCAATGCTGTCATAGGATCAATTTCGCCTGTCATTACTAGCTGCTGAGCGCTGCTGATGGCTGCATTAGCTATGCCCGACGCTATTGCTGGAGACACCCCTGCGTTTACCAGAGCGCCTGTCAGCTTACCTGCTACGGGGCCTAGCGCTGCTCCAAGAGCGGCACTTAGCGCACCCTTCACAACAACAGGAGCTATGTCCTGCATTATTGTGGCAAATGCACCGCCTAGCCCGCCCTTGTCTTCGACTACCCGCTCAGTGGTGTTAGACAAGCCAGCGTTGTACATGTTGCCAGAGTCCCCAGACCACTCTAGAGTCCCTCCGTAGTTGTTGAAATCGACAGGACGCGTAATCTCAGTGACTAGCTTAGAGCCTGACTCACTTATCGTCTCAGTCAACTCGCCAGTCTCAGGGTCGTAGCCTTCCTTGTCTGAGTGCAGCGCTTCGTAAGCTGGGTCATATATAGCCTGAGCCTCTTCTTCCGAGAGGGAGCCTAGCTTGTATCCTGCCTCAGCGTAAAGAGCCTGATCTTGAATGCTAAGATTCTCCACCCCATAAGCGGTAGCGTCCTCAAACCAACTACCCCAGCGCGACTCGTTAGTTGCTGCGTCGTAGTTCATGAAAGTCTCGTCAATCAATTCATCACCGCCCGATCCCGGTCTGTTGGGATAGTTAGGATCTTGACCGCCTGACAAGTCATAAAGATGATCCAAGGCTCCAGCGTAATCAAACTCCGAAGCTGTAAGTTCGTTCTCAAGCCCTGTGCTCATCTTACTCCTCCATGTACTTCTTCATCGTTTGCGACACAGGCCCTGTAGCTTGTGCGGATTCCCTAGCCCTCATGTAAGAGTCGAGGAAGGGGGTCGATTGTCGTTGTCCTAGCTGTGTGCCTGTTGGCTCAGCTGGAGTTAAGCCTACGTCGCCACGGACTCCGCCGCCCTGCATAGGATTGCCTTGCGCGTTAGCCAGCAAGTCACGAGCTGCTTGGCCTGTGACGAAGTGCTCTGGGTTGCCGCTGAAGCCTAACGTCCTGCCGCCATTGTCCGTAACGTCTACGCCAGTGACGCCGTAAGGGTTGTCACGCTCTGGGTTAATACCTGAGCTAGGGGCATAAGCAGGGCCTGCGGGGCCAGTGTTAGCACCGAACGTCAAGCCATCGTTCTCTCTGTTGCTGTTGTAGGCCGCAGCCTGTGTCAGCATACCCGCTCTTTCGGGGTTCAGATGGTACTGGTTGCCATGACGCAAACTATGCGCCATCTTCTGCACCTCTGTCATTTCGTTCCAAGTAGTCATGTGATCTCCTTAAGAGACAGAAAAGTCTAGGTTAAACACTGCATCCGATATGTCACCTAGAGTATCGTAAGTGGCAGTGGTTCGCTTGAAGCGTGAGTTACATCCACCGTGAAGCCACTTAGCTATGAATTCGTCATTAACATTCGTGACACTGTTGGAAACCGTACGCCATTCCCAGCCTATCGTGCCTTGTCCTGAGTCGATGTGGCTATCAATGATGCCAGCAGTCAGAGAGACAACATCGTTGTTGTCGTCAAGCATCTGGAACTGAATATCGCCATCCATCGTCCAGTACGTACCGTCGTTAGAAGCCTTAACCCAGCCTCTGACTGCTAAGTTGTTGGTGTTGATGTAATTAAAGCCTGCTGTAGTAGTCGGTATGGCTGTTCCGATCTTAGCCTGCACTGCATCTCGTATCGCAGTATTACGCATCCTGAACTCCGTAGGCCAGCCCTGAGCACTTGACGAACGACCACCAACGTATGTGTTGATGTTCCCGTCTGACATTCTGCTTATCATCGTTGCAGCGTCTTTGGTAGGCCCAGCCACGAAGGTGTAATCATTAGGTACCATTGCGCCAGTTATCGCGTAAGCAGAAGACGTTCCGTAGAAGTCCGTCATCTGTAGTGGGCCTGAGCTAGGAACTGTACTCTTGCCGTAGTACTCCGTAAGGCCGATGGGAGCGGAGCCTCCAAACTCTGTCTGTATCTGTGAGAGGCTGATGGCCCCTGATCCCTGTAAAGCCATTAAACTTCTCCGTCTTCGTAGGTAGGCGCTTCCTGTGATGCGGCTATAGCGGCGGCGGATGCTGCCAGCTGCTCGGCTTCCTCAACGTCCCGCGCTGTTGCTAGGTGTATGTACAGGCTGTGAAGTATCCCATACACTTCCATGTACGTAACCGTAGCCCCTGTGTCCACACCGTCGGCGTCTAGTACAGGGAAGGACGTAGCTGCGTTACCGGAGGTGAACTCTTCTACTACCATACCTGACTGCTGACGTATCGTCTTGTCGCCCATGATGGCAACGTCTTCCTCTTGGAACTCAATCGCCTTGTGCTCTAAGTCGTTGTGGATGAGGACAGTACGTGCCCGTGTGTAGGCAGTACCATCTGCTGTAGTCTCTTTGTAGTTGGACATTACTGCCTCCTATTCAATCTTAATGTATACGTTTCCAGTCGTGAACAACACGTCGGTTATGTCGTGGTATGAAGGGTTAGTGTCTTCTAGGTCAGTACTAAACGACCACAACACCTGACAGCCAGAGTTCGACTGATATGTAGTACCTTGCGTGAACAGACTCCCAGCCATCTCGCAGACCGTACCTGTGTAGTTGGAGCTGTGACTCATAGTAATCTTACTGAAAGGCACTCCTCCAGCCATAACGATGTTAGGTTGGTTGTCTGCTTGTGCTGGGTTTGCCGAATCCCTAAGCCCGAAATAAAACGTCTGAGCGCCGTAGCCTTGTCCCCTTCCGAATAAGTTCAGTGTCCAGCTAGCTACACCGTCAGATGGCGGAATAGGATCTAGTACCACAGTAGCAGTACCCAATGGGTTACTGGTACCTCCACCACTAGGGTTAGAAAGCGCTCCCGTAGCGGCGTAGCCTGTGTACACACCGGGAGATCCTCCTCCGGGGTTCCCGCAAGTTATCACGGTTTCCCAAGAAGCGGATGCGCCATACCACTCAGACAGCGCCATCTGGGTAGTTGCCGCTTTGTCGATCAAGCCTCGTATGTCTGATTCGTTCATGGTGCATTGCGTAGCGCTGCTGCCTCCAGCCTCTACGTGTATCTGATTCAAGTCAATCTGACCGCTACCTACTACTGGCATCCTTAAGCTCCTTGACCTCAGCCCTTAGTTCTTTGATCGCCTCGATGAGAAGCGGTACTAGTCGTGGGTAGTCTACAGTTACGTAGTCCTCTCCTGTTACACTGCCACCTTCTCCGTCATCATCGACTGGCGCTCTATGTACAACCTCAGGCATAACCGCCTGCACTGACTGAGCAGCAACACCTACCTGCATCTCCTCGCCTTCATAACCTAAGTCACGAGCCGTATCGTTATGCGTGTAGTAGAATGTCTCAATGGCATCCACCTTGTCTAGTGCTTCGGTGATCTGTCCTTTGACATCCTTGAGTCGCTTGTCTGAGTAGTAGGCGTAGACGTTACCCGTAGCCAGCAGGTTGCCAGTTACTCGCCAGCCTGAGCCGTACGTGTAGCCTTTCTGTACGCCGTTGTGCATCATGGCTGTTGCGCCGTTCTCAGTGAACGTCATCCACCAGTCGTTGTTCACATCATCATAGATGCCGTGGCTGCTGCCGTTAGACATGAAAACCATGTGACCGTTGCAGCTAAAGCCGTAGTAGCCACCCGTAGTACTGTTAGCTGAGATGGAGCCGTAGCCCCCTACGTTACGTGAGATACCTGTGACGTTAGTGGCTGTGGTTGCTGTGGCTGCGTTGCCTGAGCATGACGCTGCTGTGGTTGCTGTAGTAGCGTTACCTTCTAGTGATCCGACGAATGCCGTAGCTCTAACCTTGTTGTTCAGTGGGTGTATCTCAACACCCGTAGTGCTGTATAAGGTATCGCCTGAGTGCCATACCGCATCGTACCAAGAACTAGAATTGTTACCTGAGTTGACATCAACCGTATCAGCCCATGTGGCTGTAGCTGCGTTACCTGTGCATGACCCTGAGCTACCTGTGACGCTGGGCTGAGGATTACCTGCGTGGTAAATCTCATACACGTTACTACCCATCGACCAGCCGCCTACTGACAGCTTGTTGTTGCTACCATCGACTCCGAAGTTCACAGCGTAGTCGCCTGAGACGTGGAAGGCCATCATAGCGTCTGCTTGCGCTGTGGGCTGATAGATCTCTAGGGCAGTTGAGCTAGTAGTCGTAACATCGAGTCCTGCGAGGCAGTTAAGCGTTACATCCCCATAGTAGTAACCCTGTGCGCCGTGGTCACCCCAGCCATATGCTGTGTTCCAGTTGGTGATGTCACCGTTGGCTATGCGTGTGTCTGTGGTCGTACCTGCTGGGCCTTGAATACCGGTATCGCCCGTGTCTCCTTTCTCCCCTTGAGGGCCTGTGAGTCCTTGAGGGCCTGTATCACCAGTCTCCCCTTGGATACCTTGGATACCTTGTATGCCCTGCTCCCCTTGAGGGCCTGTGAGTCCTATGTCCCCTTGGATACCCTGAGCACCCGTCTCGCCAGTCTCTCCTTGGATGCCTTGAATCCCTTGGATTCCCTGAGGGCCTGCTGTTAGATACGCCAGTCCTGACCAAGCTGTGACGCCATCGCCTAGCTTCATCTGGTCAGTGTCAGTCTCTACTGCGAACTCACCCGAGGCCAGCACAGGATTGATAGCCGTCCACGTAGCTGCTGTGTCTCTTCGGATCTGAATAATATCAGCCACTTGCTGTTCCTCCATCTACTTTCTGCTTGGGTAGGTAGATCGAAGCAGCTGCTCCGCCGTCTACGTTCTTGTCTGTTCTTACGACTATCTTGTCGCCTTGGATTACGTCGCCATTCTCGTCTACGAAGCTGGCACGAAGCGCATATCGTGCATCGTTATCTCGTCTTACTCGTGCCATTCCTTATCTCCTTAGACTGAGCCTTTAGCTGTTACGTCGCCTTCAGCAGTTGTGTTACCAGATGAATCAATCTTGAATACGTTGTTGCCGTTGTATTGGAAGTAGAGTACAGTACCGCTGTCGAATATCTTCCAGTTGCCTAGCACTACGCTTGTGAGCGAAGGCTCAGCTACGAGGCTAATCGTACGGTTGGCTGTCAAAGCGCCGCCGCCTGATAGGTTAGTACCTGCGGTGATGGAGCGTGAGCAGTTAGTAGCTGTGCCTGCTGTGTAAGCTGCATCAGCTGTAGTAGCTGTCGCTGAGTTACCAGAGCATGCCAGCGCGTTGTTAGCCGTAGTGGCTGACACAGCCGAGGTGGCTGTAGTAGCTGTAGCTGCGTTACCTGTGATGTTGATGCTCCAAGTTCCGCTGGCTCCAGAGCCTGTCTTGGTAGGTACGTTAGAAGCCAGAGCGTAGCCTACTGATGCGTGGTTGCCCCATCCGTATGCCGTGTCCCAGTTGGACTTGTTGTAGCCAGAGACGGTAGGTACGTCAGCTGCTAAAGCATATCCAGCAGAAGCGTGGTTGCCCCATCCGAAGGCTGCATCCCAGTTGGTGTTGTTGTAGCTAGCGCCTGTAGCAACTAAGTAGCCTTCAGTACCGTGATCGCCCCAACCGAACGCTGTATCCCAGTTGGAGGCGTTGATGTTAGATCCTGTAACAGCGCCTGTGGCTGCTACAGTGCCTGTGGCAGTCACGCTACCTTGTACGTCTACCGCGCCTGTAAAGACAGGAGAGGCAGCAGTAGCGGCTTCTAGGAAAGAGTTCTGGATACTCACCCACTCCGACTCGAAGTCAGCAGCCTTAACAACACGTAAGGCAGAGCCATCAGGCTGGGAGTCGCGGTTGATCCAGTTGGGGTTGTACGTGTAGTTAATTGACATTGATTGTCTCCGTTTGGATTCTTGTGTAAGCCCACTGTTGGGCGAATGGACTAACAGAAGAAAGCGGCCCCCGAGAGGGCCACTAAGGTTGTGCTACTTATACAGCAGCAGCGAGTAAAACACCACACTCAGGACGGTAAGTTTCAACACCGTAGAGCATGTCAGCAGTCAGCAAGTCGGCGAGCCACTCTTGCTTGTACTGAGTTTGAGTACGAACGCCAGCTTGCTCAGCGATGACCAAAGCATCTTTGTGCATAAGCAGACAGTTCTTCTCACCAGCGTTGCCAGTAAGGTTCGTAGAGACGTACAGCTGAACGCCGTACAGGCTTCCGAATGAACCAGTCTCAGTAGGACGACCAGATACGAAGTCAGTTGAGACGTAGTTAGAAACGCCCAACATGTCAGCCTTAACAGTAGGAGATACAACCAGTACACGGCTGTCGCCGGGAACGTTGTTCTCGTCAAGGATAGCGATAGCAGCACGTAAGCCTTCGTCGTTGAAAGCAGTCGTGGTAGCGCCAGCTTCGTCAGCGATACCGCCAGCGACGAAAGACTTCTTAGCAGTGAAGCCAGTGTTAGCTTCAGCGATCAGAGCTGAGTCAACGTTGTCAGCCAAAGCGTAGCCAGCATCTTCGGTGTAGAACTTGCGAAGGCTAGACAAAGCTTGGATGTCAGTGATGTCTTCGATGAATCGTGAGTACTCGAAGTGCTGGTCGATAGTTACAACAAGCTCGTTGGTGCTAGCTGCGTTCAAAGTAACCTGAGTCTCAGCAGTCTTAGCGTTAGCTGATCCACGATCGGGCTTAGGGATGTGAACGGTGTCGCCTTTCTTACCAACCATGCTCATTGCACGGACTAAAGGACGGATAACCAAAGACTTCTCGAAAGAAGCAATGATCTCGTCGCTCCAGATTTCTGGGATGAAAGTAGCGGCGGTAGCGTTAGTTACATGTGGAGTTCCAAGTGCCATGGTAAAATTCCTTAAAGGTTTGGGTTAGGTTATTTGACCCGTCCTTCAGCGTACGCCTTGAGGATCTCGTCCTGCATAGCTTCGTATCGCTTAGGGTCGCGGGTCATTAGTTCTCGTATATCGGCTCTGCGGTATACTTTCCTCGTGGTCTGACCAGAGGGGTTTGATCGCGAAGAACCAGTAGCGGCCTTCTTGATCTCTTGCTTCTGCGCCTGCTTCTCAATAGCGGCAGTCTTCTGTACAACCTCAGCCCGTTCTTTCCAGAGGCTGATTAACTCATTAGCTGAGTCATAGTCATAGTTCTGATCTGCTGATTGATACAGCTGGGTTCTGATCTTAGAGGCTCCGACCCACTCTTGGAACTGAGTGTTGCTGAGCACTTCCTTCATGTCAGGGTGAGCAGACTGGAGAGAAGCCATAGCCTCTTTCTTCGCCATCTCAGCCGCAACAGTGCGGGCATGCTTGAGCGTTGGGTCGTTGGCTACAGCGTTAGCTACAGCAGCCTTCGGGTCAGTGAAGAAGTCAACGTCAGAGACTTCTGGTTCCGGTGCAGTTTGCGATTCAGTCTTACGGGAAACGATGCTGTCCTGCACCATCGCGTCGAACGCCTTGCGTAGTTCGCCTACTTCCTGTGACTGCTTGCCCATTAGCTTTTCGAGATTACTGTGCATCTCTGCTAGCTCTGAAGCGCTTTTACCTTGATACTTCTCAGGAAGGTCAGTTTCCGAGGCGGACTCCTCTACCACCGCTTCAGGTTCTAGAGCTTCAGCCGTCGCTGATTCCATCTCCTCAATTGATGATACAGTTTCTTCTTCGTTCTGGTTGTCTTCTGAGTGTTCTTCAAAGTCTACAATTCGTGCCATGTGATATACTCCGTCCAATAAGGATTGTGGAATTAAGTTGGTTGGTGGGTGCCTTAGCGTTGTCCACCAGTTTTAGCCCTGCGTTCGTGATCCCTAGCCCACTTGATAGCAGCTCCGGGGAAATCCCCTGAGGTACCGTCTAGGTGAGTTCGGACAGGGCTTATGATTCTCTTGGCGTCTCCACCGCAATCGCACCGTACCACTGCGGTTAGTTCGTCAAAAGCCTCAAATACTGTACTGCAAGATTCGCAGCGAGCGTCGAAGATCTTACGCATCTTCAGCCTCCTGTGCTTCTAAGTGTGTAATGTAGTTCTCAAAGCCTACGATTTGGTGTAGGACGTGGAGAGAACCTTTAGCCATCCAGAAGGATTTCTCATCAGCGATGTTCTCAATGCGAGCACCAGCGATGTCTTCCTCCTTAGCGGCTACGAAGTCCTTCCATCCTTGCGTCATGAACATCTCACGAGCATCTTCAAAGAACTTCTGATTCATTACTTGTCCCCTTGCTTGGCGCGTGAGATGGTGGGCTTGGCTGCTGCGGCAGCTTCCAGCTTCTCGATGCGTCCTTCGAGGACTTTAAATACGCTATTCATCTGTGTGATAACGTCTTCCAGTTGGCTTAGTTTTACAAAGTCTTTCACTATTATCGCTCCTGCGTAGTGTTAGGTATTGGTATGCAGCTTGCACACCGGGATTGCACGTGCGGTACCAGAGATACCCTCGGCCCGTACGTAGTTTGCTACCTGACGGCAGCTGTTTTCAGTTGAGAATTGACGGCCTTCCATGATGGATACTGAGCCGTCGTTCAATACAAGTATAAGCCACAGTGTCCAGATATTCATTTGGAGGACTTGTTGCAGTGGGAGCAGCCTTTGCTACCCTTACCGCATCCGCATCTTTGACACATAACTGTATCCTTACGTTAGGTTGCGCGGGAACTTACGGAAGAAGTTCTCGAACAGTGGGTTGAATGCATCCTTAGTAGCTTGGTCAATAGTCGAAGCATTGAAGCGGAAGTAGGCTATGTTTAAGCTACCCGCTGACAGTGCGTGTGACGTTGGCTCTAGGGCTGTGAACAGCGCCTCAGCTGCTGCAATGCTCAAAGCAGCCTGCGCCACCATGAACTCTGCACGTAGCATCTGGGCTACTGCCTGCTCCTTAGCGATGAACTCAGCAGTAGTCACGCCGCC